TCATTGTCCTTGCTCACTGATTCAAACATCCGCCATTCGTCTGCTTTGGCTGCAAGAACCCGACAACAAGGGTTACAAGACATGATCTTCATGCTATGTATGCAAAGTGGCTCTGGTGAGCTGTCTGCGTTCTCTGGTTGATCTGTCGTGTTCTTTGTCGCTCTGTGCTTGGCTTCTTTTGACCAAGAAACGATGTGTCGAGGTTCTAGGTAATTGACAGTTGCGTCCTGCCTAGCAAGTACTAGAGCAGACTTAGCTGTCTCAAAGTCAAGGTGACCAATAATTGCTTGCCATGCAACAGCCAGGCTTTCGTCTAGCTTTCTGTTGTCAACCGCTGCGATCTCTTTCAGTAGCATTTTTGTCTCATTCAGATTCATTGCCCCACTCCTTCATTAGTTTTTCCTGTTGTGTTCTTTCACGTAGCTTCTTTGCTCTTGAGTCCTCTGGCAGAGGACCGTTATCCCAGCTATCAGCATTTAGCCAAGAAGCCGGATACTTTGTAAATTCGTCAATCCTGTTTGGATCTGACTTGTACTGAATTGCACCAGCAAGAATGTTCTCGAATCTTTCTCTAGAAATAGCAGATGAAAACGCTTTGAAGGCTTTACCTTTATCGAGCTTTCTTGGGTACTCTTTCCAGAACTCATTGAACAATTCTTGCGCAGTAGTTCTCTTGCTATTCTTAGTACTTTGTTCTTCTATAGGTTCTTGGTATTCTTTGTGACCAGTTTCCCCGTGACGGGGTTTTACCGTGACGGGGTTTTGGGTCACCCCCTGCTGCCCAGTATCCATAAGGGAATAGGGTGACGCAGTTACGAATTTGTAGTCTGCAAACGTTCCATCTGCGTTTTGCGTCTGCTTTTTGGATCTGCGCAAATAACCGAACTTCTCAAGCTCCATAACAGCAGCTTTTATTGTGTCAGTTCCGTTGCCGTTTACTTTCGCTAGTGACCGAATACTCATGCTCCAACCGGCACTGTGAGACATTATCTGAGCAAGAAGCCCGATAGCCTTTAGTGACAGCCTTGAGTCCCTTAGCCAAGCGTTTGGTATCTGTGCAAACTGATCGTCAAACGTGTGATGCCCTCTTATCAGAGCCATTTTGTTCCTTCCCCTTTTAGATTAGATAGCTTGGAGGATCCGCTTCCGTTTTTCCGCCGAGCTTGTCAAGCGTGTACCACTGCTTGCGAGTGTAGTCAAGTATCGGGTGACCAGGCGCCTGAAACTTCGAGGCTTTGTGTCCGAAGTCCCGTGCCTCAGCCGCGACGTTAGCGTCGCTCTCCATGCGTCCGTTGTACTCCGAGCAGACTAGTATCACGTTCTGTAGATTATCTGCGACCTTAGAGCCGCCCATGCCCCTGTTAGAGACATGATGCGGAACAAGCTGGTCCGATTCGCCGCAATGCCAGCACCATAGATCGCGAGCGCGTAGCTTGCGTGTCTCTGCGGCTCTCAAAGTCGCGTCTCAGCTTGCATTAGTTTGGCTTGAGTGGCTGTCGCCATGAGTGCGCTTTCCAGTGACCGAATCTTTACACGGACTCGGTTAGCCTCAGCCTTGCGTAAATCGCGCTGTAAGCGTGCGTCAGCGGCTTCAAGGCGTGAAAGGGCAGTTCTATCCGCCACAGTGCCTTCAGCCCGTATAAACGCCTTCTGCTCAATTAGGTCTAGCTCGTTTTCTGCTATCGCTAGTTGAACTTCACATTCGTAGAGAGCTTCAGATCCCTTACGGTTTTCCGCCGTTAGATCCGCTATCGCCTTTATTATCTCTGAGTGAATCACTTAGCACCAACAAATAATGAATGACTTCGTTGTTCCAAAACTTAGCAAGTTCATGCCTGCCCAGCTTTCGGGCCATGTGGTACGCTTCCTCGGTTTCCCGAATCTTCGCCTTTAGCACTGAAAGATCCTGCAATGTCAGCCAGCCTTTCTAGTACCTGCGTTGACGCACCTTCGCCCTTTGCTTGTGCATAGAGCCAGCGTAATCCTTCTACATCTGTAAGTTTAGATGCTTCCGCTTCATAGTCTCTGAGGGATGGCTTAGGCGTCACTCCACGCTCAACCTTTTCCATCTCCGTCCTGCTTGCAAGAGAGGTCCGATCGCCAGACCAACCACCGAGGGCCATCGCACGTCCACAGGCTGAACTTTCTGCGTTTTCAAGGGCTGAGGTCATGTTTGCACCACCAGTGCCGTCCACTTCAAACGCGTGTCCGGTAGCTTTAGGCAGGTTGTTCGCCTGGTCGCCAGCAGTTAGGTAAAGAGACGCCTTGACAACCCAAGTTGACACCGAACGATCGGCAGTAGTTGTTAGGTTCTCAGTTACCATTCTTGCGTCTGGGTATTCTTCGTAGACCATCTGCAATCGCTCTGCAACTGTCGCGTACTTAGATAGATCAAATTTCGGCATATTCGCGCCCATCTATCCGCATGAACTGCCATCCCGCATCCATGTAAAACCACATTTCTATTTCTTCCATTGAGATGCGTTCTAGGATTCCTTCCGACAGCTTTATGCCATCAACCACTCCCTGAATTACCGTGTCGCCTTTACTAAGTCCGACATAGCTTCCAAGCCCTATCTCTAATGGCTCTGTTTCTGATTCTTCGCTCATAGGTTTGCCTTCTTGTTTACGATCAGTGTCGGGGTTCCGGCTCTGATTTGTCGTGATGCCACTCGCACTTCGCCTACCAATGCGTGCTTGGCAGAACCCATAGTATCTAAGGTTTTAGATTTGAGCAACATCAAGTATTTGTACCCTTCGTCGGTCGCAATCTGCGCTCGGTAAAGCTCTTGCCCTAGATCGCCTATCTCAACCTCAAGGTCGTTCAGTCCAGGGTTCATGTATTTTACGGCGTTGTAGGTTGACTCTGAGCCATCCCAGTCAGGCTTAGTTTCAGACTTGACTGAATTCCAGAATCTTTCTAGTGCCACGTTTTGCACGTCAATAAGTTCTTGGTTGTAAGGCACGTCGTATTCGTTCCAAGTCATTCCTGCGACGGCAACGATGATGCCCTTGTGTATCTTTAGCACGCCCATGTAGTGCTGCACCTGCGCTAAGTAAGCTCTAGGCACTTCGTCCCAGCTCATTCGTGCTGTCTTTACCTCAACCACCATAAGCTCACCAGTTTCTCGGTGCCGGGCGATTGCATCAGGGTTAGCGCGTCGGTAATCGCAATCTTCGTCTACATAAGTCCCAGTCTCAAAGACTTCCCAGTCAGGGTGTTCCTCTGCCCACAACATCAGGATCGGAGCTTCAAATGCCTTACCGAACCGAATTGCCCAGTTCTCTTTTATCTCCGACGGGATTAGGTTTAGCTTCTTTGCCCATAACGCATAGGCGCTCTCCCACTGGTTCAAGCCAAGCACTGTGCCTACTTCACTACCTCCGACACCTAAAGACCGCTCAGCGTGCCACTCAGGGCTTCCTGGGGTGTATATGCCAAGTAACCTTGCGCCGTTCAAACGCTCAGGGGCATAAAATTCCATATTTTCTCCTTTTGTTGGTAGTGTGAACAGTACTATGGGCAACAGACAGATTACAAGTAGGTACATCAAACTGTTACGAAGCATCCACAAAGAAGGTGGCGTGCCTTGCGAGCGTTTACCCGACCTGTTCTTCCCTGAAGATTTAGATACGCCAGAACTAAGATCGGCTGCAACTAAGGCAGCTAAGGCGCTTTGCCACTCATGCCCGATAATCGCAGAGTGCTATGAGTATGCGGTTGAGACTGACCAAGTGCATGGTGTTTGGGGTGGGACTTCGCCCGACGAAAGATAGTTAAAGACAACCGCACCACCTCCTGATTGCTCAAGAGACAGTGCGGTGTTGATAGCACAAGCTTAGCACTTTGTCTAACTTGCATTGGGTATAGAAAATAGCTACTGTTTCACTATGAACTCAGAACAAGCACTAACAGCACTCGGAGAAGGCATCCGAGCCACAGGCTCACCAGCGTGCCAGCAGACAGATCCAGAGGCATGGTTTCCCGAAGGTGGCACTCCAAGCCCTGACAAGAACAGCGCAATTATGCTATGTAAGGCTTGCCCCGTGCAGATGCTCTGCTTGCAGTTTGCAATGATAAATAATGAGCAGCATGGCATCTGGGGTGGAATGAACTCGCGTCAGCGGGCTAGG